AAAAGATTGTGGATGTGCTGAACTATTGTCATCAAGACCAAAATAATCATCATCTCCATTTATATTTGCGCGTGCCGCATTTGCCGCATTTATTTGTGCGTTTTCGCGTGCCGCATTTGCCGCATTTGCCGCATTTATTTGTGCGTTTGCCGCATTTATTTGTGCTACATTTGGTGTAAAAGTTTTTTCGCTCATATAATAAATATAAATATTAAATTTTTATTATAATCTATTATGTTATTTTATATAAAAATAATTGAATAATATAAATGCAAAATAATTATAATTTATATTTTTGATTTTATTAGTAATATATATTTCATAAGTATTTGACTAATGGATGTTGTAGCAAAAAGAACAAAAAATCCAGCAGTAAATACGATTTTTTTATCCAAACTAGTAAATTTTGTATTTCTAAAAGGATTAAAACGCCATATTAAAAATAATGAAACATAAATTTTAACATAATAATCTAAAATAGATAAATATGTAGGTGCTGTGACTGATAATCCTAAAGCAATAATAAAATATAAAAAATATATTATCAAAAAGGTAAAATCAAATATATGTTCTTGTAATTTATGTAATTTATATGAAAACATATATATATTATTAAAATAAAACAATTTTACTATTTATAGTGCTTTTTTTTCAGTAGTCTTAAAGCATGAATAATGTTCTAAAGTTCTAGCACTTGGGTCTGTAGCATTAGTATATTTTGGCATCCAAAAATAAGGAAGTATATAAGACATTTTTGGATAATATTTTTCAAAAATAAATTTATAATAATATTTTTCAGTTTCAATATTTGCGGGTAAATTTAATTCAGCTGATATAAATTCTTGTAAAATATGAAAAAGAGAACGGTCAAGTCCTGTGACTCCATCACTGAATGCTTCTTTTTTCCTCCATAATATTTCATCAGGTAAAATTTGTTTACCAATTAAATTTTCAAAAATAGGCAAACTAAAACTTTTTCTAATTAAATATTTTTCACATTTACCGAAATTATTATGATTTCTAGCATATGGTGGAATAGATAAATAATAATTTACAAAATTTTTGTCTAAAAATGGTGTTCTAGGTTCAAGACCATGTGAAGATATAGATTTATCAGACCTTAGCACATCAAATAAATGAATATCTTTTAGCAATCTTCTAGTTTCCATATCAAATTCAATTGAATCAGGGCATTTGTTCATATAAAGATACCCCCCGCATAATTCATCAGAACCATCTCCATTAAATATTACCTTCGCATTACTATGCTTAGCAATATATTTGCCTAATAAATAATTGCCTATACTAGCTCTAACAGTTGTAGTATCATAACTTTCAATAGCATATATTACTTCAGGTATGGCATCAAACATTTCTTTTTCAGTAACAATAATTTCAGTATGATTTGTATTTAAATAGTTAGCTACAATGCGAGCATATTTAAGGTCTTCTGAACCAGCTAATCCAATACTATATGTTTCAAGTTTTGTATTAGAATATTTTGATGTATAAAATTCATTAACAAGAGCTGTTATAAGACTACTATCAAGACCTCCAGAAAGCAAACACGCAATAGGTCTTTCAGTTGCTAAACATCTTTTTTCAACTGATTTAGTTAAACAATCAATAATATTATCAAAATAATATTGCCATTCAAATTTATGATTTGAAGATGAAAATGTGGGTATAAAATAAGGGATATTTTGTTTAATGCTGCTCCACCATAAACTTTTATAATTAAAAATACTATATGTTCCTGGTTCAAATTGTGTAATTTTTTTAATAATTTTAATATTTTTTTTATGACTTATATCATTTACATTATTTACATCATTTAATGTGATATCAATATTTGTAAATTCATTTAGACATTTTAGTTCAGACGCAAATCCAACTAATGCGTAATTTTCTAAATTAGATATTTGATATAATGGTCTAACACCAAGTGGGTCTCTTGCTACATAAACATTTGAATTATTTGGATCATATAAAATAAAAGCAAAAACGCCATCAAGCATTTGTAAGGTTTGTTCGATTCCATAACGTAAATAAAGATGAATAATTACTTCGCAATCAGAATCTGTTTCTGGTTTAATATCCATTAATTCATATAAATACTTGTAATTATAAATTTCACCATTGCAAATTAAATTAATGTTTTTAATATTAAATGGTTGATTTGACTTTTCATTTAAGCCATTAATAGCTAATCTATGAAATCCCAATTTAAGTTGTGAATTTAGACATGATTCTAATTTAGAATATTCTGGACCGCGATTTTTACCTTTTTCAAATTGTGTATTGATAATTTCTTCTGTAAAGATAAGTGTTAAGCAATGCGAAAATTCCACACATATTAATTAAATTATCTAGAAATCTTTATATAAGTTTTATTTATACTTTAAAATATACTTTTATAATGAAATAAAGAAAAGTATAGCAAATAAAGTATAAATAAAATAAAAATATTATATATCTATATTAATGCTATCAAATATACAAGAGGTTAGTTGTGTGTCAAAAATGCACGAGCAAACAAATACTAGAATATATGATAGAAATATTCCATCACAGATGCTTCAACCATATTTAGATGTTAGACCTGTAATGACAAAATATTCACATTTTCCAATTGTTGACCCAAGAAAAGAATTAAATGTAAAATTGGAACAAATGCCAACATTTAATTCCCAAGCAGTTTTTAATCCAGGAAATACAAAATCTCCATGGTCTGGTTTTGCGTCAAATATAAATTTAGAATCTGAATTAAGAAATCAAGTTTTTGCTTTACAAAAGTGTAGCCAAGCTGTCTATGTACCAAGCAGTAATAGTGATTTATATAAATACTCATATAATCCAAATAATGCGAAACAATCACAATCACATTCTTTATTATTTCAAAAAGAAAATTTTTGTGATTTTAATCCAAATCCAGATAATAAAATAGTTGGAGGAGGCATTTTTTATAATTCAACAAGAACACAAGTTAAAGAAATAGGCGACAAAGTATAAAGATTTACAGATTACAGATTATAGTTTATAGTTTATAGTTTATAGTTTATAGTTTATAGTTTATAGTTTATAGTTTATAGTTTATAGTTTATAGTTTATAGTTATATTATATTATTCTTTTAAATAGTATAATGTTAGAATCAGATTCAGACGCATTTTTAAATCAAGTGTCTTTGGATTACTTAATTAATACAAAACAATATAAAAATCATTTAATAAGTTTTAGTGAAAATAAAAAAATAAATAGAAAAGACAAAAAATTTTATAGAAGAAGAATTTTAAGTTTAACAAAGGAATTATTATCTAAAGAAGATGATGATGTAGTTATATCGCCTGATATAAAATACGCGTTCGATAATTTGGTAAAAACATGCGTACATTATTTTAAAATACTAGATAGAAATGATATAATTCAAGAAAAATATAATAACGGTGAAAATGAAATTAAGGATGAAAATGAAATTAAGGAAAAAAATGAATTAGATGAAACCTCAAAATTTTTAAAAGAAGAAAATGAAAAACTATTAATGCGTTCAGTAAAAATGCCAAATAGTTCTTTAGATAATTTTATTAAAATAAAAATGACAAAACAATCAAAAGGAATAATAATTCCTCAACAAAAAGATATAAATTTAAAAGACCCAATTTTAAAAATTAAAGGTATTATTAAAAAGAAAAATATCATTAATAATTATGATGAAGACACAAAAAAACAATCAAATGAGACAAATGAAATCGAGAAAGACAAAAAATAAACAAAAAACAAAAAGAAGTACAAATAATAGTTTAAAATATAATAACAAAACTAAAAAACACGATTATAAAATATTTAATTTTAAACAATTAAGATGTAGTCCAAAAGAAAAAAATAATTTCAATAGTTTTACTTGCTATACAAATGATTCATTATATAAATTAAGGGATAAATGGAATAAAAGACATTCTGATAAATTAATAAAAACAAATGACCCAAAAGAAATTCATAATAAGCTAACATTTTATTTAAATAATGTATGTAAAACAGAATCGTGTTGGTTAAAACAAAATAAAGATTTTGGAAAAATTAGTGAGGATATTATAGATTCATTTGCTCCAGAATCACCTAGTGAGTGGAAAACTAATCCTAATGAATGGTTATCTAGTATAGATATAGATAAAGTTATGAAACAATATAAAAAGGCATATAAATGTTTCGAGTTTATAGGGCCATCTCCTATAGATTTTGATAAAAAATTGTCATATGGTGAATGCGTATGGAATGAGTTATGTAATTTTAGTTTATCAAATCAAATAAAAAAGGGTAAAAATAAAATAGGTATAATTTTTAATACAGACCCACACGATAAATCTGGCGCACATTGGATAAGCTTATTTATTAATATTAAAAAGAAGATAATATATTTCTTTGATAGCGTAGGAACTAAACCAAGCTCAGAAATAAAAAAATTTGTAGATAGAATAATAGACCAAGGACATAAATTAAATCCAAAAATTAATTTTAAATTTGAAGATAGTGATGGTACAGAACATCAATATAAAAATACAGAATGTGGAATATATAGTTTATTTTTTATTATTCATATGTTACAAGATAAAACA